TCCCTGAAGCGATCTTTTTTTTATTCTAATGATGCTAGAATTCTTGACTACCCGTATAAATGGTATATATTAAATAGGTGAAAAGGTGGAGTCAAAGTTGCCACCATATCCTTTCTTTCCATCTTTTCATTTATAACTAATTTTTCCAAGAAATAATATTTGATAATATTACATTGTTTTTATAATACGATATGTGGTGGTGGTAACATAATATAACAAAAACGCATAATGATATGACTAAAGAGTATAAAAAGCCTAATCTTAATAAAGTGATATTAGATACTTATCAATCTGGCTACACTAAAGGGTATGAGGAAGGGTTTAAAGTAATTAGAGATTTTATAAATACTTCTAAGAAATCTGGCACATTACTTACTGTTAAAGTTATAGCTAATAGTGTAGATACTTATCTTGAGGATGTTGAGAAGAGAAGAAGGAGTTAATAGAAGGTTACATAGTGATAAAAACACGCAATAGTTGAATTTTAAAATTAATACAATATATTCTTCTATGAAAACTGGAAGAGGGTAAAGAGCTTGCAGGCAATTTGCCCGCTTTCATTATTAATATAGGGATTGAGGAATGTCGGTTAAGAAGAAGAATAAAGGGGGGCGACCAGTCAAATATACAAAAGAAACTTTCGATGAGATTTGCAAGAGAATAGCTAATGGCGAATCTTTAAGAAAGATCACTAGAGATGATGATTTTCCAGAGATGATAACTGTCTATAGATGGTTTAGACAATACCCTGAATTATGTACTCAGTACGCAACCGCAAAGCAAGACAGAGCGGACACTTACACGGATGAAATCATTGAAATAGCAGATGATTTAAAGACCTCTTCTAGTGAAGAAATACAGAAAGCAAAACTAAGAGTTGATGTTAGAAAATGGATAGCTTCTAAACATCACCCTAGGAATTATGGAGATAGAGTGGGGCAAGATGATGATAAGAAAGTTGAGCCTGTTATTATTCAGATTAATGAGAAATGAAGTTAATTAAAGACTTCTTAAGAGTTTACAAAGAGGCTAAGGAAGTTGATCCGAGCAATATTGTTAGAGTGATGCTCTCTATCTTACGTTATAATCTTCACGTTAGTTTACGGGGTCCTATAGGTTATATTGCCTGGGGTGTTAATAAAGAACCCTACTTTGTAAGTGGCGGGATGGCAGGATGTTCTAAATATAACTTTGGTTATGTAAGTGGTAACCGCCGTTTAAGAATATTTCACAAAGGAAAAGTACGTTTGAGTAATCGCCATAAGATATGGCACATGTTATGGACAGAAATCAAATACAGAACTATACATAGAAAGGTATATAAAGAGCGTAATAGTTCGCAATATTCTAACAATACTTTTCAAGAGAGGGCTTCAGCAGCTGTAGATAAAGCGGTTGATGATTTTTTAAGAGATTACCCAAAAGAGAAAAGGGATGCCCAACCTTAAACTAGATCTTCATCCCAGACAGATGAAGTGTTTCACTAGTAAGGCTACTGAGATATTATATGGCGGTAGTGCTGGAGGTGGAAAATCACATACGATGCGAGTAGCCGCTATTTATTACGCTTTAGCTGTACCTACTATTCAGATATATTTATTCAGGAGGTTATCAGACGATTTAAAGAAAAATCATTTAGATGGTTCAAGTGGGTTTATTTCCCTTCTAGCAGGTATGTTGGATAGTAAGCACTGCAAGATCAATTATACCACTGGTCAAATAACATTTAGTAATGGCTCTAAAATACATTTGTCTCATTGCCAACATGAGAAGGATGTTATTAAATATCTAGGTGCGGAATTGAATATTCTCCTTATAGACGAGTTGACTCATTTTACATGGGATATTTACAAATATCTAAGAGGACGTGTAAGGTTAGGAGGGTTAAAGGTGCCTAAAGGCTTAAAAGGAACCTTACCAAGGATTATATGTAGTTCTAACCCTGGCGGTGTTGGTCATGAGTTCGTAAAGAGTATGTTTATTGATAACTTAGAGCCAGAAGCTTTATATCAGATGCCTAAAGAAGATGGTGGAATGATAAGGCAGTTCATCCCTGCCAAGCTAGCTGATAATCCTACAATGACAGAAAACGACCCTCATTATGCGGATAAATTAATAGGTTTGGGTGGCGCACTAGCTAAAGCAATGCTGGATGGTGATTGGAATGCGATAGAGGGAGCGTACTTCGACACATTTGATAAGAAGAAACATGTTATTCAACCATTCATTATCCCTGATGCTTGGACTAAGATTAGAGCATTTGATTGGGGTTACTCAGCACCTTTTGGTGTGCTATGGGGGGCGGTAAGTGATGGAAGTATTATATATGTTAATGGCCAACCTAGAGTATTTCCTAGGGATAGTATAATTATCTACCGCGAATATTACGGAACTACGGGGAAGCCAAATGAAGGTTTGAAGCTAAATGCTAATGAGATAGCTCATAATATACTAAAGTATGAAGAGAATGAAACTATTCATACTTATTTTGCCGATCCTGCTATATTTAGTAAAGGGGCAAGTGGAACAGGTGAGTCAATAGCAGAGTTAATGCAGAAGATGGGTTGTTTATGGAGACCTGCTGATAACCAAAGGATATTGGGTTGGCAACAGGTGAGATTTAGATTACAGGGGAGAGATGATGAGCCTTTGATTTACTTCTTTGATTCATGTAAGCATTTGATAAGAACAATACCAATTATGCAGTATGACAAAACACGTGCAGAGGACTTGGATACTAAGCTGGAAGACCATGCTTGTTTTGCTGCTAATACCCTGGTTGATACTGATAAAGGGCTTATACCAATTCAAGATGTTAATCCTTTAATACATAAAATAAGAATAAAAGGGAAATGGAGTAACAACTATAAAGCAGGGATGACAAGGAATAATGCTAAAACTATTAAGTTAAAATTCTCTAATGGTATTGATATTATATGCACTCCTAATCATAAAATACTTGACTCTACTGATACGTGGCGTTATGCAAAAGATTTAATACACGCAGAGGTTGCATGGAAATACAAGTCATTAGTGAGAGTATCCAAAGATAGAAAGAAAAGAATTATTATTTATGTGGTCATTACTTTCAAAAGAAAGGTATTAGATTGCATCAATTGGTTTGGAAAGATTCTTACGGGGAGGTGCCTAAAGGGTATCTTATACATCATAAAGATCACAACAAGAGTAATAACAGGCTCGATAATCTGGAATGCATTACGCACAAACAACATTATCATGAGCATAGAGATATCCTTAAGCAACATTCACAACAAAACATTAAGAAGGCTCAAAAAGCAGCTATCAAGTGGCACAAAAGCGAAGAAGGTAGAGAGTGGCATAGAGTCAATTGGCAAAATACAATGGCTAAAAATATGGTTAAAAACATTAAGAAAAACTGCCAAGTATGTAACAAAGAGTATTACACGGTTAAAGTTGCCGAGCATCGTAGTAAATACTGTCACGACAACTGCAAAGCCAGTGCATTGCGTAAGCGTAGAAGAATCGCAAAGGCAGCCAGTATATTGTCTAAACGTTCCTGATGAGCGTAGATTTACTATTCACGAAGGTCTAATAGTACATAATTGTGACACACTTCGGTATCTCTGTATGGCTCGCCAAATCACCCTAGACATACCACAAACTCCATCAGGAGCTGCTGAGCAGTGGTACAAAGATTTTAACCCTCACAATGTATTAAAGCAGGCTAGGCAGAAGAAAGAGGAGAATTATGAGTAGCCTAGATATAGCCTAGCGGTTTACTATTGAGAACTTTGTATTTATTGGAGTTTTATCTTGCTTATGATAGAAGGTTGTAGTTTTAGGTAAATTCAACTTTTACTTGCATTTTTTATATCTATATAGATAATAACCGCAAACTGCTTCATTTAGAAGGAGAGTAATCGGAGTTAATTTGAGGGAGTTAGCTACATGAATGACAAAGGAGAAAGAGGAGTTTACGCCTTTTAAAGGTGAAGCGGGTCAAGTTACACGTTGGACTAGAGAGATTGAGAACTCAGAGAATTACGAACAAAATTACTTTAAAGAAGGTCGTAAATACAATGCTATTTATAAAGATCAGGCTGTAGGCGGCACTTTTTCAAGTGGTCGTTACAATATATTTTGGGCTAACACCCAAACGCTAGCACCATTGGTTTTTGCTAAACTTCCAGAGATGAATATCACCAGGCGGTTTTTAAATGATGACCGTCCAGCAAGGATATTATCCGAAACATTAGAGAGGAATATTAATTACTTCCTAGAAAAGGAAGGGGCAGAAACTGAATTTAAGAAAGCAAGTCAAGATCGTTTAGTTGTAGGGCGTGGTATTTGTCGTGTTATAATGGAGACTGATATTGTAACTACCAAGGAAAAGAGTGACGAAGGTGAAGAAGTTGATGTAGAGAATATCGATGCTAAAAGAATAAGGGTAGAATACGTAAACTGGGAGAATGTTTTGTGGTCTCCTGCTACGGATTGGAAGGATGTTCGTTGGGTAGCATTTAGACATAAGAAAACTAGAGAAGAATTAGTAGAGCAGTTCGGAGACGTTGGAAAAGACGTGACTCTTGATATGACGTTACTTGAGAATGAGAATAAAAACTCATCTTTATTAGATGATGACTTATTGAAAGTAGCTGAAGTGTGGGAGATATGGGATAAGATTAACAAGAGAGTTATATTCTTAACACCTGGATTAAATGGTAAATTACTAAGTGATGATGAAGATCCTTATAATTTAGAAGGATTTTTTCCTATTCCTAAGCCTTTGGGTTCTGATGATACTACGGACAGTTTAATTCCTATACCTTTGTATAGAATGTATAAGTCTCAAGCTGAAGAGCTTAATATGGTTGATGTAAGGATTAAGTCTTTAATTGAGCAATGTAAGGCAACTGGTGTTTATGCTTCTTTTATGAACAGTCAGGATGTTGATAATTTATTTAATGGAGCTGATGGAGAATATACACCATTAGAGCTAACAGGAACAGGGGCTAATATTAAAGATGCTATTTTTAATAAGCCGCTAGTTGAAATAATAACTACAATTAGGCAATTATATGAGCAAAAAACACAAATTATTAATAATATTCGCGATATTACTGGCCTTTCTGATATTGTAAGAGGAACAAGTTTTGCTTCTGAAACTGCAACTGCACAACAATTAAAGGGTAATTTTGCTATAAGTAGAATACAGCCTTTACAGCGTGAGAATGAGATAATGGTGCGTGATGTTATAAGGTTGTTCTCTGAGTTAATTGCAGAGAATTTTTCCATTGAAGAGTTGGCTAAGTTAACTGGATTAGAGGTGGTTGATCTTGAGTCTATAGAGGCGAATGCAAGAAGAGAAGCTAACGTTCTTATACAAAGAGCTGTTACCCCACAAACTGAGGAAGAGCAATTAGCGTTAGAGCAGAAGACACCTGAGCAAAGAGAGCAAGAGTTAGTTCAATTACAGGAAGCTGCTGATCAGTTTGTTAAGAATTCATTAGAAGACCCTATTAACAAGCTTAAAGGTTATGCGGTAACTCCTGATGAATTGCAGGCAATAGAGGATATTATGCAAGATGATAAGTTGCGTGATTTTTCTATTGATATTGAGACAGAGAGTACAGCAAGAATTGATCAAAGCCAAGAAAAGCAAGATAGATTGGAATTTACGCAGGTTGTAAGTCAATTTGCTACTAATATAGCTCCACTTGTACAAACTGGTATAATACAGCCAGTAGCAGGAAGAGAGATGCTTTCTTTTATTATGAAGCCTTTCAAGGTTGGTCGTAATTTAGAAGAGTATTTACTAGCGGAAGAGGAGGTTAATCCTGAGCCTGAGCAGCCATCAGTAGAAGAACAAGCTTTAGTGGCTGAGAACACTAGAAAAGATCAAGAATTACAGCTTAAAGTTAAGGAAGTTGATATCAAGCAACAAGAGGTTGATGTGAAGAAGGCTCAAGTTTTATCTAAGCAACAACAGTTTGAAGACAATCTTGAATTTGAAGATGTGAATAAAGCTGAGGATAGAAGGGCACAAATTGCAACTGAGTTTGTACAAGATGCGACAGAGAATGTTACTAACTTAATAAGACAGAGTAATTTAGTATGAGATCTAGATTAGTTAAAAATATGGAAGGTATGTATGAATGGGTTCCTGTTGGTCATTCTTCTACTTTTAAAAGTAATAGAAAAATGCCTGCTGGTGGTGAGGATCTTACTATGGATGGTTATATCGATAAGTACGGAGGGATTAAGAGTGTGATAGATGATTCGGTTCATACTACTAAAGCATCTTATGAGAACCATCTTAAAGCTAATGGTAAAATTATTAAGGACTGGTAATGGCTACAAATCAAGAAAGTAAGTTTATATCAGCTTTAAATTTTACTGCCCAAAAAGGTAAGACTTACAACGAAGCTATGCAAAATATGTTTCAGCTTGTTTCTGGTGGTGATAACACTTGGAATGGTGACGCAATTAATTATTTAAAGGATTATTTGGGTAGTTCTCAGAATAATATTAATGCTTTACTAAATGAATTTGCTGTTAATTTAGGGTTTAATAATTGGGATTCTTGTAATAATATGGGAGATCCTTTGCTTTACTCTTCCAATCTTAAATTATGGCTAGATTCAGGTGATTCTACTACTTTTACCTATGGCACATCTCCTAAACTCTCTCAATGGGATGACAAAAGCGGCAATGGAAATAATTTTTCTCAACCTACATCCGTTGACCAACCGACATTTTTAGCTAACTCTATAAATAATTTAGACGGTATAAATATTAATGGTGTTAATGAATGGATGTATGCGCCTTCATTTGGCATAGACTGGACAGCAGATGATTTTACGGTATTTGTAGTTGCACAAATGGATGCCGACGGGGCAGTAGGGTTTGCGAAATACAGAGGAATAATTGGAACTAGATTTGGACCTGGTTCTGGTAGTTGGTGGACAGTAGGCCAGCATGGCTTTTTAAACACTATAGGAATAGAAACATCAGGCGGATTTTTTGCAGATAGCAATTTCTCTGCACCTGGGGCTGGTCCTTTTGTAACTATGCTTAGGAAAACTGGCAGCGGAACAGGTTCACCGATGGAATTATTTATTAATAATGTTAGTTTGACTTCTATAAACTTGACGGCTTTGGGTATCGGAAGTACAGCAAATGATATTGGAATCGGTAGATGGTTAGGTGCTGACCAAGGCTGGAAAGGTGAAATGGGGGAGTTTTTAGTTTTCAATAAGAGTTTATCAGCTACAGAAGTTAAGATGATATATGATTATTTATCTAAAAAATGGGGTATTTAATGATTATAGGTTACAAAATATTTGATAATTTAGAGCAGTTTTATAATTGGCAAGGTAAAAATGGAAATCCTGCTGTAGGTACTGTAAATTATATTTTAGGGTTTTCCACAAATAATTCTCAAGGTACTTTTAGGTATACTTACCCACACCCACACAATACCGCTACATTTGATCTAGATGTATATGGAATGCCAGAGAATATTCAAGGCAATGATTTAAGGGTTTGTGCTGCTGTTGATAGTCGTTGCCCAATCGAAAAGTTACCAAGTGGATTAATCACTAAAGAACAAGCACAGGCAGAAGGTTTTTTTGTTTCAAAGGAATAAAAAAGTTATGACAATTGTTCTTGCATTTTTTTTCTTACAAAAATTTCTAAAAACAGGCAAGGGAATTATTTCTTTTTTTAGGTAAAAGTTTGTTTTAGTTTCTATTCGTTGAGTGGAAGATTTCTAATTACTTGACATACACGTATTACTAGAATATATAAGAATTAAGGGGGTTATTAATTTAATTTAATAGCTATGAGAGAAGAAGAGAGCTTGAGGGAGCAATCATCTATTGAATCAGTTGTCAAAGACTATGTAGACAGTTTTAATGAAAGTGAGCCAGAGGCTGTAGAAGAAACTACAATAGAATCTGATGAGCAAGTAGTTGTAGAAAATGCAAAATCTGATGAGGTAGAAGACGAGATAAGGGCTGAGGAGTCAACTAATAAAACCGTAGAAGATGCGGATGTTGAGTCAAAGCCAGAAATAGAGGGGGAGGTCGAAGATCTGGATAAGGAGCTTAGCGGCTTTGTTCCAGAGTATAAAGACCTCGCTAAATCTATAGAAGATCAAGAACTTAGACAAAAGATTATTGATGCAGGCAAGAAACAGCGTGCAGCAATTGATCGTAAAATGTCTGAGCTTGGAGATCAAAAAAAGCAGAATAGTGTCAAATTAGAGCAATATGAGCAATTAGAAGCTTTGTTTGCTAAAGATGCTAAAGAAGCAATAAGAACCTTGGCCAATGGTGCTAAGGTAAACTTAAATGAGCTTATAGATGAGCCGACTGCTCAAAAGGATGATAGTCTAATTGACGATGATGACTACCGTACAGAAGAGGAGATAGCAAGAGATAAGCGTTTAGAAGCATTAGAACAAAAAGTAAAACTTAGAGAAGAAGAACTCGAGAGAAAGCAAAGGGAGCGGGTCCAAGAGGATGCTGTTGCTTTTGTTAATGCTAAGGACGAAAATGGAAACTTGAAATATCCTCATGTTGCAAGAGTTGGCGCAAAGATGGGTGAGTTGATTTTAAACTCATCTATGACTTATGAAGAAGCTTATAACGCAGCAGTTTATTCAGATCATGAACTAAGAAGTCAGTATGAAGCGGATATTTTAAGTAAAGCTGAGGCTAAAAGAAAAGCGGAGGTTGTAAAAGCTAAGAAATTAAACAAAATTGCTCCGAAGTCTACTAGCCTTAAAGCTAAAGTTAGTGATCCTTATAAATCTACTGTTGATGCAGTTTCTCAATTTTACGGATGATCTAGTGCCTGTTTAATAAAATTAATAGGTAATTAAAATGGCAAATCCTAATTCAAAAGTAGGTCAATTATTGACCACTACACTTGATGGCTTCAAAAAGGAAATCACCGATAATGTAATTAACAATCACCCCCTTCTAGTTAAAATGAAGGAAAAAGGGAATATCGTAAAAGAAAGCGGAGGTGCTTCTTTTCAACATAAACTATCTTATGCATCTAATGGAACTGTACAGTCTCAAGGTGAGTATGATAATTATGATATTACACCTCAAGATGTTCTTACAACTGCTGAATTTGCTCAGAAGATTGTGACTGGTACTTTTACTATGTCTAATTTAGAGATGAAGCAAAATGCAGGACAAGAGCGTTTAGTTTCTTTATTGTTAGAGAAGAAGAAAGTTTTAGAATCTTCTTTAAAAAATAAAATCGGAACTGATATTTATGGTGATGGAACTGGAACTGGAGGTCTAGATATAGGAGGTTTACAGCTTTTAATAGCTGATGATCCAACTACTGGAACTGTTGGTGGTATTAACAGAGCATCTTACACTTTTTGGAGAAACCAATTATGGGATTTCTCAGTGGAATCTGTAACTGCATCTGCTACTACAATTCAGAACGCAATGAATACTTTGTATTCTCGTTGTCAGGTTCAGCAAGGTGAATTACCAGATGTTATTGCAGCTGGTGAAAGTTACTTTGGTTTCTATGAGGATTCTTTACAGACTATCCAAAGATTAAATGATACATCTATGGGTAAACTAGGATTTAATGCTTTAGCTTATAAAGGGGCTACAGTTTTCTATGATCCAGAATGTGCTAATACTCGTATGTATTTTATTAATTCATCTCACATCTTTTTAAAGCACTTAGGTGATTTATTTGAAGTTGGTGAAACTACTCGTCCTGTAAATCAGGGTGTTTGGGTTACTCCACTTACTTTCACTGGAAACATGACTGTTGATAACAGCCGTGTTCACGGAGTGATGATAGCATAATTAATTTATATATAGGTAAAAAACATGTCTGATTTTGTTATTCAAAACCCAGGAGTTTATAATCAAGCAATTGATGAAAACTCTACAATTGAGAACGTTCCTTTAGGAACTGTTGTTCAAGCTAAAGATCGTGCGTCTACTGACTACGGTGTTGGTGAATTCATTTATCTAAAAGGAGTTGCTTCTACTGTTGTGGGAAGCGTTGTTCTTATAGATCAAGATGACTTCTCAACATCTTTAGCAGTTGCTAATGACGTTGGTTACTTGGCTGTAGCTATGTCTGCAAGTGTTGCTAGTGAGTTCGGTTGGTACCAAATTACAGGTAAAGCTGTGATTAAAGGTCTAGCTTCATTAGCTGACAATGCAAGCTTATATCTAACTGCAACTGCTGGTTCTCTTGATGATGCTGTAGTAGCTGGTGATAGAATTAAAGGGTATGCTCAAACTGCGTCTGCTCTTGATACTCCATCTACTGGACTTGCTGAAGCTGATATCAGAAATCCATTTGTTGATAATGGAGAAGCTGCTTAATGCTTTTATGGGGGGGTGTTTCACCCCTCCTTTTATTAATTTTTAAGAAAAGAAAATGACAAATTTAGTTGCTTTAGAAAATCATAATATAGTTGCCAAAGGAAAGTTATTAATTGGTTTTTATGATAAGGTTGTTGAAAAGAAAGTTAAGAACAAAGGAACTGGCGTATATGACGTTAAGAAAGAGACTGTTCTTTTTGTAAATATAGTAAATGGAAATGACAAGCATTCTGTTATTGATAGGAAGGCGGGAGAAAGAAAACATATTAATCGTTATGGCGAAGTCCATTATGTTGATGAAACTAAATTATATGCAGAAGCTTACGGGAAATATATAGCTGCTAAGAATCTTGTTTCTATAGATAATAAAGAAGCTAGATTAAAAGAGTTAGAATTAGAAGCTAAGATTGAGGCTTTAGAAGCTAAGAAAGTTGCTAAAAAAGAAGCAAAGAAATTTAAGCCAGTAAAATTAGAAGAATCTAAATTGGAGGTTAAAGAAGACTAATGACTTTATTAACTCTTGCTCAAGATATTTTAGAAGAAACTAAAAACGCCTCTGTTCCTTTAGCTATTATTGGCAATACTGATTCAACAGCTAAACAGGCTTTACAGGCGTTAACGGTATCTATAACAGAGCTTTCAAGGTCTAATGATTGGCAAGAGTTAATGAAAGAAGGGACTGTAACTACTGTTGCGTCTACAGAAGGTTATGCTTTAGCAAGTGATTTTGATAGATTTATTAATAATACTTTTTGGAATTCGACTCAAAGTAGAAAAGTTATAGGGGCGCAGTCTCCCCAAGAATGGATGGTTTTAAAGAACGGTACATTAAATGGTACTGCTGCTTTTGATTATTATAGAATAAGGGATAATGAAATTTTATTGTATCCTATTCCTTTAGCTGTGGAGAGTTTTGTATATGAATATATATCTAATTTAATTGTAAACGATTCTGGTGGAACTGGTCAAACAGGCTGGGAAGCTGATACTGATGTTCCTGTAATTGATGCTCATTTAGTAAGATTAGACGCAACTTGGAGATTGTTAAAAATACAAGGGCGCACTTACGAAGAGGAGTTAAGAATAGCTAATGAAGCTTTGGGGGAAAGAATAGCAATTAATGGCTCTAAGAAGACTATAAGACATTTTACATCACTTGATGATGATAATGTTATTAGAGCTTATCCGGAAGTAGTACCAACACCGTCTTAATATGGTTTTTTTAGTTGATAGACAATATAAAGGAGTAGTACAAGAGAGGCAGGGGACTGCTGCTCGTGTTAATGTTACTTCTCCGGTAGGAGGTTTAAACACTCGTGATGCTGAGAGTGGGATGGAAGCAACAGATGCGATTTTAATGGAAAATTGGTTTCCAGGGCAGGGGTCTGTATCAACTAGAAAAGGTTTTTCTTCATATGCTACAGGATTAACTGGTAATGTAGAAACATTAATGGAATTTAATGCAGGTGCTACAAGAAAATTTTTATGTGCTAATTCAGATGAGATTAATGATATAACTAATCCCGCAAGTATATCTAATTTAAAGACAGGTCAATCTAACGCTAGATGGCAATATATTAATTTTAACGGCAATATGTTAATGGTTAATGGTGCGGACACGCCATTAACATATGATGGCTCTACAATTTCTAATAGCACTATCCACGGTAGTCACTTAACACCTAGTAATTTAAATGGGGTGAATGTTCATAAAAATAGAGTTTATGCTTGGGATTCTAATACGCAAGATTTTTGGTATGGAGCAACTAATGCAATTGGAGGGACATTTACTAAGTTTCAGCTTTCCAGGGTTGCTCAATTTGGAGGAGATTTAGTAACGATGCAGACTTGGAATTTAGATGGAGGTGATGGAGTAGATGATTATGCTTTATTTCTTATGTCTAGTGGTGATGCGATATTGTATCAGGGTAGTGATCCAGGTGATGCTACTAATTGGTCGCTAGTTGGTACGTATAAAATTGGCGCACCTTTAGCAATAAGAGGAGCTAAAAAAGTTGCGGGGGATGTTTTTATTATAACCGATCAGGATGTCTTGCCATTTTCCACAATTTTTAAGGGAGATGGTGCAGTAAGTGCACAATCTAAATTATCAGGTGCTATTATTAAAGCGGCTAATTTATATTCTGCTAATTATGGCTGGGAAGTGGAGCTTTATCCTAAAGGTGGTTGGTTATTATTTAATGTGCCAGTAGCAACTAATGTTACATATATTCAATATATAATTAATACAATTACGGGTGCAGCAACTAAATTTACTGGTATGAATGCTAGAACGTGGGGCATTTATAATGATAAGTTGTATTTTGGGGAAAATGGGGAAGTTTTTCTAGCTGATAATGGTTTTGATGATAATGGAAACTTTATTCAATGCGATGTTTCGTCTGCTTTTAGTAATTTAGGTTCGCCCTTGCAAAAAACAATTAATTCGTTTAGAAATACAGTACAGGCTGATGGTAATGTTGTATTTAATACAACTGTAAGTTTTGATTATGGTTTGTTGAGTACAACACAAACTACATCAACCACTTCAAGTGGTACACAGTGGGATACTGCACAATGGGATACTTTCCAATGGGCAGATGAGAATACCACTAAGAATGATTTAGTTTTATCATCGGGTTCAGGCGTAGACGTTTCAATGAGAATGAAAGTTTCTCTTAAGGGTCAACAAGTATTTTGGTTTAGAACGGATTATTCGTTTAGTTTAAATAATATTGTTTGATTTTTAAGAGAAGAAAATGGGATTTGGAAGTTTTATAAAGAAAGCCGTTGACCCAATTAATATGGCTTTATCAGGTGTTGGGTTTTTAGGGGACAAGTTTCTTGATAAGGGCACTATTTTAGGTAGTGATTTTTTAGGCACTGGAATGGGTTTAGGGTTAGTTGGAGGAAAAGATGCACAAGGTAGGCCATTACAGGCTACACCTGAGCAAATAACAGCTGCTAATGTATTTAGTAAATTAACTCCTGAGCAGCAAAAGGATATATTGATTAATAACCCCAATATAGTAACGCCAGGAGGGAAACAATTTTTTGATCCTTTAACAAATACTTTAAAATTAGAAGAGTCACCTTTTCAATCTGCTCAAAGACAAAAACAAGAGAAGTTAGCGGCAGATTTATCAGGTAGTTTAAGTGGTGTTTTACCAACTGTTGACCCTGCTTCTTTGGCGCAAACTACATTCTCTCAAGCATCGCAATTATTAGATCCTGAATTTAAGTTGCAAAGAAGGCAATTAGAGCAACAATTGGCTGATCAAGGGTTGCCTATTGGTAGTGAAGCTTCTAATGAAGCTATTAATCGCTTAGAAGCATCACAAGGAACTCAAAGAAGACAATTAGCTTTATCTAGTGTATTACAAGGTATTCAAACAGGAGAGGCGCAAAGAGCTGCAAGATTTAATGAAATATCTTCTTTATTAGGTACTCAACAAGTAGGTGGTATTGGTTTTGGTCAATTTCAGCCCCAAAAATCAGGTTTAGATTTATTAGGTGTTGCTGAGGCAGAGAAGAATAGAGCATTTCAGTTTGAGCAAGGTAGGAAGCAGAGGAGCCAGCAGAAAAGAGATGCTATTTTTGGTGCAGTAGGGGAATTAGGAGGGGCTGCTATAGGTGCTTTTGCTTCTGATTTGAGGTTAAAAGAAAACATAGTTGAAGTCGGTATTTCGCCTACTGGATTATCTATAATTGATTTTGATTATATCGATAAATCCATTGGTCAAGGGCGTTACCGTGGGGTTTCAGCGCAAGAAGTAGAGAAGGTTAAGCCTGAGGCTATAACTTATGTGAACGGCTATAGAGCGGTTAATTATGATATGATTGACGTTGATTTTATAGAGGTTTAAATGAGTAGAGATAGATTAGGGGGAATTGATAGAAGAATTTTGCAGCAGGAATTACAGAGAGCTACAGGGATCTCTGATATTGCAACTAGTGGTAGAGGTTTTGACCCTAGGGGTGGTGCTCCTGTATTGGCTGCACAATTGGCTACTGCTGGAATAGGTGCATTTGCACAGAATAAAGCAAGAAAACAACTTGCAACACAAGAATTAGCTTCACAAGAGGATTTTACTAGAGCTAATCCAGAGTTTGGAAATATTGCTAGTCAGTTAAGTCCAGAAGCTAGAGAAAATGTTACTTTAAAGAAAGCTTTATTGCAGACTCAAAGTAGATTTGCTCCTACTTCTGATGCTGCATTAGGTGGTTCAACTGGTGTGTTGGTTCAAAGATTTATGGATTCAACAGGGGCTAGTTTTCCAGATGCTTTGGCTGCTGTGCAAGGTTTATCTAGAAGAGGTTTGGAAATTGGAGAAGGGGGGCAAGTTACTCCTAGGGCGGGATTGGCTGAGTCTCAAGAAAAGCTTAGAACCGCAGAAACAAGAGGAGCTGGTTTAGGTAAGAAAGAGGCTGAAGTAAGAACAACATTACGTTCTTTGAAGTCTAAGTTACCTGAGTTAGAGAGAACGGTAAAAGATTTAAGTAGGTTAGGGAGGAAGGCTACATTTACAAAAGCTGGTCTTGCAAGAGATACTCTTTTAAGAGAAACAGGAAGACCAATTTCTAAAGGAGGAATAGCGAGAGCTGAGTATATTGCGAGAGTTGATAATCAGATCTTACCATTATTAAGGGATACTTTTGGTGCTGCATTTACAGAAAGAGAGGGAGAGACGTTGAAAGCTACATTAGGCGCACCTAATAGGTCTCCTAAAGAGAAAGAAGCGGTATTAAACGCTTTTATTAAACAGAAAAGAGCAACAATACAATCAACTGCAAGAGAGTTAGGAAAAAGAGCTAACGAAGAGATATTTTCTGATGCTGCTCCGGTGCAAGAAGTTGAGCAATTAACTCCAACTGATTTACAGAACCTAAGTATAGAGGAATTACAAGCCCTTAAACAAAGGATAGGTAGGTAATGGTTAGTTTAGCTGAAATAGACGCTGAAATAGCAAGAAGAGGTCAAGCGGCGCAACCGCAAGGATTGACTATTGCTGATATAGATGCGGAAATAGCTAGAAGGCAGCAACCTCAGGTTGCACCACAGCCTGAAGTACAGCAAACACCTTTCTTAGAGAAAGCAAAAAAAACATTAGAGACTGTTGGGCAACTTGGAATTCCTGAAGGTGGCACGGGGCTAATTCCTTCTTCAATTGAAGTCGCTCAAAATATTCCTGTAGGTTTAGGTAAGGCTTTTGTTGGCGGAGTTCAAACAGGATCAGATATATTAGGAGCTTTAGGAATTGAAGGGGCCAAAGAGTTCTCTAGGCGTTTAGGAGAGGTAACGGCACAAGAATTAAAGCAAGAGAGAACTGTACCCGAAACAGTAGGTCAGGCAATAGGTCAAGCAATCCCTTTTGCGGGACTTGGGGCTGGACTAGGTTTGGTTAAAGGGTCAGCTGTTGCGAGTGGTGCAGCTGCTGCCGCACAACCATTAGAGGATTCAGGAATTAGAGAAAGAGTCAAAGAAGGTGTTGTAGGTGCAGGTTTAGGTGCTGCGGGTGGTGCGGCGTTTAAAGGTGTAGGGGTGGCTGCAAAAGGGGTTGGAAAATTAGCAAAATCTATAATAAAACCATCTCCCGTAAGGTCTGCGGAGGATATTTTGGCCGCAAGATTACCTGCGGAGCAAACAAGAAGTTTATTATCTGAATTAAAATCTGCTCCTGATGATTCTATAATATTACTACCTGATATAGCGGGTGATTCTATTAAGGGTTTAACTAGAGCTATTGGGAAAATAGATCCCGCAAGAGATATTGTTGATGATGCTTTAAGCAAGAGGTCAAAAGGTGCTTTAAAACGAGTATCAGATTTATTGAGACGTGACGTTTCTTCTGTTGATACATATTTCGGCAACTTAGATAATATCAGTAAGGTAAGAAGTGATCTAGCTCAACCTTTATATAAAAAAGCTTTTATTGAAGGGGCGGAAATTAATAGAGAGAATTTAAATAAACTTCTTCTTGATAAAAGAATTGTTGATGCAATTGAAAAATCAAAAGTTGATTTTGGCGTTAGATTAGAAGCCCCTAGTAATTCCTTAGAGGTATTAGACGGAGCTAAGAAAGTAATTGATGATGTTATAGGAAAAGCTATTAGAGAGGGTAAAAATAATAAAGCAGCATCATTTCTAAAATTAAAAAATCAATTAGTTGGAGAATTAGACAAAGCTAGCCCTTCATACAAACAAGCTAGGGATATATTTAGTGATTTTTCTTCTGTTCAAAAATCTCAAGAGCAAGGTTTAAATTTTAACACATTGCAACCGGAGCAATTATCTAAATTATTTAAAACATTAAGCGTTGCTGAAAAAGATGCTTTTAGAGTTGGTGTTGTAGAGAAGTTAAGGCGTATAGCTGAGGAGACGGGGAGGACAGCGAGTCCAGCTACAAGAGTCCTTAAAAATCAAAATGTTGAAGATAGGCTAAAAATTATTATGGGTACTAAGTTTAGTGCATTTAGAAAAAGAATGCAGGAAGAAATAGATGCTAATGAGACTTATTTTAAAGTTTTAGGTGGCTCTAGAACGGATATAAATCTTGCTTCACAAGATCAATTAGTTGATGGAGCTGTAAGAGCAGGTAGTGCTTTATCTACAGGGGGTAAAAGTGAGCTTTTAAGAGCTTTAGCAATTACTTTAAGAAACAAAGCAGAGGGTATTAATGACAACACTGCAAAGGCTGTAGCAAATATATTAGTAAACAGAGGGGCTAGTATAAACGCACTTGAAAATATTGTTGCTAGGCAATCGGGTGCACAAAAAAGAATTGTTGGGGAATTGGTTGATAGTCTTAAACAATTGCCGGCAGTATCAATAGTTAATTTAACAAAAGAGGGTAAATAATATGCCAAGAAATGGCTCGGGAACACAAACAAGGCTTTATAATTGGGTAAGTGACAAAGCTAACTCAACACCTGTCACGGCTTCTAGAATGGATGCTGAGATGGACGATATGACTACATCATTATCTAATTCTATAGCAAAAGATGGGCAAACTACAATTACTGCTAATATCCCATTTAATAGCAACAAAATTACAGGTTTAACTAATGGAAGTGATAGGACTGATTCTATAGCATTAGGGCAAGTGCAGGATGGCACTTATACAACGCTCGGAACTGCGGGTGGTAGTGCTGATGTTTACACTGCAAGCCCTTTACCTTTAATTACCGCTTATGCAACAGGTTCTAGGTACATAATAAAGATACAAGCAGATAATACAGGAGCGTCTACATTAAATATTAGTGGAGTTGGAGCTAAAAATATTAAAAAATACAATGGTGCGGGTGTTAAAGTAGATGTAGAGGCAGGAGATTTACAGCAAGATCAATATTATGACATCTTTTATGATGGAACTGATATTGTAGTTTTAAATCCTCAGAAGCCTACTTTTGATTCTGGTAATCTTACCGCTGCCACTGCTACCGCTAATGGTGTAATTGAGTTAGCTACACAAGCAGAAGTTGATGCCGGAACTGATACTACGAGGGCCGTTACTCCTGCTACTTTAAAAGCAGGCTTATCTGGTCATATTGTTCAGATAGTTAATACTCAAACAGGCACAGTAGCTTCTGGCTCAGGTACTATCCCTATTGATAATACTATTCCTCAAAATACTGAGGGTAACGAATTTATGACTTTAGCTATAACGCCAACTAGTGCAAGTAATAAATTACTTATAAATGTTAATTTTATTGGTGGAGAAGTCGCTAATTTGAGTAATCATTATACAGTAGCTTTGTTTCAAGATTTTACCGCAAATGCACTAGCCTCTACTATTGGTGATAGTTTTGGTACTGGAGCCTCATCAGTTAATTCTACTCATTATATGACCGCTGGTACGGCTTCGAGCACTACTTTTAAGGTTAGAGCGGGTTTAGACAGTGGCTCACTGTATATGAATGGGTTTACAGGTATAGGGCAAATATACGGAGGTGTTGCAGTCTCTTCAATAACAATAACAGAAATACAGGTTTAGTAATATGAGTAATGTAGTAAAAGCTATTCAAGCAATATATCCTAATATAAATGGTGGTTTTGTATATTGGGAGTCTAAACAAGATGGTTCTCCTTTAGATCATCCTCAAGATGGTTTAATATGGGAAAATACAAAATATAGTAAGCCTTCTTGGGATGATATAGAAGCTCAATTTAATGTAATTGATATTAATGAGTTAAAAACTCAATATTATGCTGAATTAAAGACTTTAAGAGAGTGTGATTGTATTAAGCCATATATTTATAATGGAACATCTTTTAAAGCCACTGAAGCAGCTCAAAATAAATTATCTAATGTCAGTGATCTTTTTGATACTAATATTACTTCGATTAATTGGTTTGATATTAATAATAACTCTGTTTCTCTTACTAAAGATGATATTCATAACATTAAAGTAGGTATTTATAATAGATCCTTTGCTTTATACGATAAAGAAATAGCTCTTTCTAATATAATTAGTGCTATTAATGATTTAACTCAACTACAGGCTTATGATGTTGAAGCGGAATGGAATAAATAGCTTAAAGAAAGCAACAAAATTTACTCAAGAACTTATAGTTCAGTCACAAGGTAGAAAATGGATACTTAAAAAATCATTTGATTTTTATTATATTAATAAATTTGGTAAGAAATTAAATAAAGTAACTATTCCAAAAGGTTTTATAACTGATTTTGCCTCCACTCCGAGGGTTTTATATTCTATTTTTCCACCTATAGGAATTTATAATAAAGCTACTCTTGTTCATGACTATCTTTATTCTAAAAAGTGCGAGTTAGATGTTAGCCGTTTTAATGCTGATTTATACTTTTTACAAGCAATGGAAGTTTTGGGGGTTAAAAAATGGAAAAGAATTATAATGTTTGCTACAGTCAGGTTGTTTGGAAAATCTTATTTTAAAGTAAGATGATTAAAAATTTTACATAGAGAATTAAAATGTTAGAGAGTTATAGCTTAATAGAATACTTAGTTACTGCCTTATTGTCTTTATTCCTTTGGGTTTTAAGGGATAAAACTAACCTCTTGCAAAAAGATAGAGACTTATTGCGTCAACAATTAAATTCATTATGTGAAGACTTGAAAACAACGCAACAGAATTATGTTTCTACAAAAAATCTAGAATCATTTGTAAATCATTTTGATAGTAAGATTCAGAATATAGAAAGTAATATGAATATTAGGATTGAAATTTTAGAAAAGAACATCTCTGAAAAATTAGATATATATTTAAAACTTTTAGATTCTAAGCTTTAAATATATATCTAACCTGTTGAAGATCCTTTTTATAACTTGCAACATCTTCAATATAAGCA